CTGACGGCGCATCGATGCAGAACGCGGGCAACTTTGTTTGGCGTCCAGTCCAACAACACGCACCAATCATTACTGGTTGGGATTTAACAGGCCAAGAAACCGATATCATTGAAGAAACTTACCCAGCAGTATTGGGTGAGCCAAAGAATGATTTTGTTAAGCAACGCGCCGATGATTTACGTGATACTCAATTCTGGAAGCGTCGAGGCCAACAAGCCGGTCGCCGTCAGGTATCTGAGTTGAACCAAGCAATTACTAGCGCAATGCTCAATCAAGGCTCTTTGTTCTATCGTTCTAATGCAACCTCAGGCTTTGATTTCATCGCCGAAGGTCAAGCAATTATGAATGAGCGACAGGGCGAGCATACACAGCGATGCTTTCTGTTAAATGATCGCGATAACCTTAAATACTCTAAAGATTTAGCAAGCCGCGAAACCATTAAAGGCCGTCCAGAAGATACCTGGAAAACAGGCCAGATTGGTTCGATGGTAGCTGAGTTTGATGTATTTACTGGTTCATTCCTGCCTAATCTGGCGGGTGGTGCAGATCCAGCAACTACCGTAACAGGTGATCAATCTTTCGCCCCTGAAGGCGGTACGGTTGACGCTAATGGTGTTTGTACTAACGTCGATTATCGTAACGCAACCATCCCTGTAGCGGCTTCAGCTAGTTACAGTGTAGGGGATAAAGTGACCTTCGCAAACGGCGGAACCACGGTTAAAGCGTTAGGTTTAGACGACAAGACTGACACCGGCCAGGCGATGACCTTCACTATTAAGGCAATCCCTAATGGTACAAGTGTTATTGTTTCACCTAAGCCGATTGCAGCAGATGATCCGGGTTTAAGCGCTCTTGAACAGGCTTATGCCAATATCGATACTCAGATCCTTAACACAGCAACAATGAATCGCATTAATACCGATGCGTCAGCGAAAGCTAACTTGTTCTGGGATAAGGATGCAGTTGAAGTATTAGGCGGTAACATCCCTGCTAACTTGTTTAAAGAGTTCGATGGTAAAAAAGTCATCTCCGAAACAATGGCTAACGGGCAAAAGATGTACATGGTCTATGATGGTGATATTGCCACAATGGACTTTAGATATCGTCTATTTGTTTGGTATGGCATTACAATACGCGACCCAAGACGGGTTGGCGTGGCGGTTTCTTTCTAACCTCCAGTGTGTTGCCCCGTTTCGGCGGGGCTTTTTTTATGCTAAAATTCTCCAAAACCCGGAGGAATATTTATGGCAGTTGTAATGTATAAAGACGGTGGATGTGTTCGTATTGAACCGGAATTCATCGATAATCACTTAGCACTTGGTTACTCACTTCAAAACCCTGACAAACCTTTACCTGAAATCATCGAAGAATACGAAGAGATTAAGGAAAAGCAGGAGGATATGATCGAAGCAGCGGAAGAGCTTGACGATGATAAAGAGGCTTATTTCAGGCAGAAGGCTAAAGAATTAGGCATTCGTAACTATCACAATATGAAGATTGACAATCTTATCCCTAAAATCGAAGCATCATTAGCTGAGATAGAAAATGGCACTGAAGACTAAAGGCGAACATATTAATAAGGCTTATACCGAGCTTAGAATCTCAGGGATAACGGTTAACGCTACCCCCGAAGAAAACGCTATTGCCCTAGATTCGCTTGAGGATATGATGGCGGAGTTAGAAGATCGAAATATCTGTTTAAATTATAATTTTGAAGAGACTCCAGATCCATCCACTAACGCTAATGTCCAAAGACCTTACAATAACATGATAGCGACTAACCTTGCTGTCAGGCTATTAGCAAGCTTTGGTAAAACGGCCAATGAAGCCCCTTCATTATTCCAACAAGCCACTCAGAGCTTATCCTGGGCGACGAATTCGACCGCAGTCGTTAATGAGACTAAATACCCTAGACGGCAACCAATGGGGCAAGGAAATACATTTAGGTGGAATCGGTGGAGACGATATTTTCCTGAAGATCCCAATGTGGTTATATCTTGCGAAACCAACAACCAACCACTCAATACGATCAGAGATTATACTGAAACGTGGGACACTACTTTACCTACCGGGGAAACTATCACTTCATTCGAGGCTGATCCAAGCAACGGGCTAGAAGTTACTGCATCAAGTATAGGCTCTGACTCAAGGAGTATTGATTTTACTGTTAAATCAGTTAAAGCCGGCGTTCAAGAAATTACTATTTCAATTGTTACTGATGTATCTACCCCAGAAAATAGGGATGTTAGAATTGTTAACTTTAATATTGAGAACAACAATACCCTGGATGGTAGCTGATGAGTGAGACTATCCCTCATACTGCGGTCCCTGCAAAGCAGTGGGTTGATCTCTATTTAAACACCGGAATACCGAAAGGATCTAGGGTCTCTATTCAAAATATCGGCTCGTCTCAAGTAAGTATTGTTGAGGCTGAGGCTGAACCTAGAACACCACCGCCAGAAGATTACGGATTCAATATCGTCAAGCCATGCGAATTCGTCTCTAATAAACAAGGCTCTCTTGGTTTGTGGGCATACTCAAACACAGGGACAACGCTTCAGTTATCCCAATCAGGGATACTTCCAGCATCATTCGCCGACACCGGGCAAACAACACCCTTAACCGCGTCAGGGGAGGTTAGAAACGCCCAGGTGACACCCTTAACGCAGATAACAGCCCAATATGGCTTAGGGGAAAATATATTCACAGTGGTTGATTCTGGCTCGTCCGGCAGTGTCTCCTCAAATAATTCACTATTTATCTGTCAAACTGGTACTGCGGCTGATGGGTTGGCTACGATTTTAACATTGAGAGAATTAACATTCAGGGCTGGGCAGGGTATTTTAGCCAGGTTTACAGCGGAATTTACCTCTGGCGTTGCAAATAGTCAACAGGCGGCGGGGCTAATCAATGCAGAAAACTCTTTCACCTTTGGTTTTGCTAATGACCAATTTGGTATACTTTACGCGAGTGACGGAGAAGTGGAATACCAGGAGTTAACGGTAACAACTCCCGCTGCGGGTTCAGAAAACGCAACCATTACGGTTGATGGGATTGGTTATACTGTCCCCCTCACATCAGGGACCGCAAGCCATAATGCTATTGAAATAGCTGGCTCTCTGAATACTCAGGTACCAAACTATCGATTCAGCGCCAATAACGCAGAAGTTACCGCGCTAGCGGTTGTTAGTGGTCCACAGGGGAGTTTTGCGTTTACTTCGGCTACAGCGGTTGCCTCATGGGTGCAGGTAAATGCCGGAGCCAATGTGACGGTAGATTTTATTCCTCAGGCAAATTGGAATATAGACACCCTGTCAGATTTTAATTTAGATCCAACCACCCTAAACGCTTTTGAAATTGAATTCACTTATTCGGGATGTAGATTTAGCATTATTGACAATGAGGGAGATATAAGGGATGTACATTATATTTCATCTGTCAACGTCAGCGCTACGCCGATTGTCACCACTCCGTCATTTAGGTGCGGGTGGATAGCGAGAAACCTTGGCAATACAAGCGATTTAACGGTCTCTGGCGCATCTGCCTCTGGCTTTGTCGAAGGGGAAAAGCGCTTTGATTCTGGCATTAGGGCGGAGGATTCTGCCGCATTAGGTATAGGGCTGGTAAATACAAGTCTTTTATGTATCAGAAATAGAATAGAGTTTGGTGATAGAATAAACCGCGCCGAACTACTGCCAAGATTTATCAGCGTATCGACTGATAGTAATAAAGCATCCTTTTTTCGCCTCATTCTTAACCCCACGTTTTCTAGTGATGTCGTTTTTAGTTATATTGATGAGGAGAATTCTATAGCGGAATTCTCAGAGGATAATGTGACGATAACGGGCGGGAGGCTGGTTGGTTCAGTAACGGCCTCGTCTGGCGCTTCCGTCACGGTGAGCTTTAATGATGAGCCAAACACTGATACATTTGTTGCGCCGGGCGATATTTTATGCCTATCGGGAAGGGTGTCTAGTGGTGGGGCGGCAGATATGGATGTTTCTATTAGCTGGCAGGAGGATGTGTAATTGGCATTGCAAGACGCAGCAACAGCAAAATCAAATTCTGATCTAGTGGAAAAACACTCAGTCACCTTTAACGAGGAGTCTATGGTGGCGTTAGATGCGGCAATTTCAACGGCGGTTGCCGGAGGAAAATACACCGTTTCTATCGACTTTCAGACAAAAGAGGAGGGCGGCGTGGTCAGTATTTTGCATTCAGATAGCTCCAGCATCACATTAGAGCATTTTTTGTTGGCGTTAGATGAAAAGGGGTATAGGGCTTCAATAAAAAGCAAGCCCTATAATGAATCAACCATCCAAGTAAGCTGGAGTTAAAAATGAGTTATTCGACTGAAAGCAAAGGCCGCAGAAAAGGCAAAGGCAAAAAGACGCGACCTATGAAGAAAGGCTATTAAATGATAATATGGCTTATTGTTTTTGATAGAGTGCTACTATGGGCAATAAGTTAGAAGTCCCGATTTCGCTGGGAGATAGATCTGCAGACAACGTAGACTATCGTGATAACCTATTAGTTAATCGAATCATGGTCGCTAGAGACATAAAGGGCGATCAAGGCTACACTTTATCCCATTCTGGCCTCACCCAATACGGTACTGCTGAAGGTATTGATCGCGGCGGTATTTATAACGCAAGACAAAGAAACCATTTAAGAGTATCGGGCGACTCTCTAATCGAGGTCGATACAGACGGTTTGACGAGTGTTATAGGTGTCATCCCTGGTAGTGGTCAGACTTCCCTGCCTTATTCTTTTCAAACTCAAGGAATAGTCTCTAACGGTAGGTTTTGGCTCTATGATGGGACCACATTGACCGAGGTTTTAGATCCAGATTTAGGTGCGCCCATCGATGCCGACTGGATTAATGGTGTTTACTTCTTCACAGATGGCGAAACGCTTTATCATACTACGGCGGCGAGCGAAACGGCTATAGAACCACAAGCCTTTGCTACCTCAGAGTTTTCACCCGATAGGACTTTAGGCGTTTTAAAAAACAAGCAAAATCAAATGGTGGTTTTCAATCGATTCTCTACTGAGTGGTTTGTTGATCGCGGAGACATTACCCAAGCTGGACAATTTAGGTTCAGACGAATTGAGGGTAAAAGCGTTAAGTGTGGCATTGTCGGCACTCATGCAAAAACCGAAATGGACGGGCAAATATTCATTCTTGGAAACCGAAAAGAAGAATCCCCATCTGTCCATATACTGGCAGGTGGTAATCAAAACACAATCGCTACCCGAGAAATCGATAAAATTATCGCTGAATACAATGAATCAGAATTAGCGAGCGCGGTCTTAGAGGCAAGAGTTCAAGACAGAGACAAGTTTATTATAGTCAGACTATCAAGACACGTCTTACTATATAATCACGCTATAGCTTTAAAGTTTGGCATTAAGTACGCGTGGACCATCCTAAAGACTGATATTGATGGCGATTCTCCATGGAGAGCTAGAAACGGCGTGTTTGATCCAAGAAATTCCAAATGGATTTACGGTGATTCGCTCGACTCAAGACTTGGGGGATTAGATAACACCACCAACCTACAGTACGGGGAGAAAATCGAAGAAATTTTATACACGCCCATCGTCCCATTAGAACAAGTTAGTATTAACATGCTTGAAATCGACTCTTTGCCTGGATTTTCAGCGGATAGTGTGGATTGCTTTGTTTCACTTTCTTATGATGGGGTAACCTACGGCCAAGAGGTTGTTGTCCAGGTTTCTAGAAAGTTTGATTACAATCTTAGATTTATTGCTAGAAGGTTAGGGTTTGTCAGGGATGAAGTGAGTTTTAAATTTAGAATTGTAGCTAATGGGCGAACCGCATTAAGCAGAATGGTGATTGATTTCTCATGATCGAAACAAGACAAACAATTTATACTTACGGTGAGTGCACCGACGAGAATCCTCAATTTACCGAGAACATGACCGAGGATTACATGGGTAAGCATGAGGATATTAACGAGCTTATCAACTTGTTAAATAACGGTGATTTATCCCCGCAAAGCGGAACCGGAAGCCCTGAAGGCGTAGTTCAAGCCAATTATTCTCTCTTGTACATCGATACTAGCGGGCCGAATGTGCTCTATTTTAACGATACTTTCGGGGCGGATACGGGCTGGGTAAGTGTGCCGTAATTGTGATAAACTATACAAAATTTAATCTTATAGGTGAGTGTTATGGGCTTGTTTAGCGGAATTTCCAAGGCTTTATTTGGTGACCCAGGCAAAGATATTCGGCGGTCTGCCGATCAACAATTAGCTTTCCAGCGTGAAGCGTTAGACTACGCTAAAGATTTAGACAGGCCATTAATTGAGGCTAGAGGTCAGGCATTGCCGTTACTTTCTGGCTTTTATACTGGCGATGAGGCAGCTCAACAAGAAATAGTCGACCGAGCAATGGCTAGCCCCTTTTACAGCCAGTTAATAGAAACAGGTCAAGAGGGCGTTTTGGGTCGAGCGGGCCAAATGGGGTTAACCCGTTCAGGGAACGTTGCCGCCGACCTTTCAAGAGTTAATCAAAATGTACTTCAAGGGTTAGTCGGTCAACAGTTGAGTGGCTTACAAGCGCTATCCAGCCCGCAGCTTAGCACTTCTGGCATTACTGGCATTTTACAGAATATGGGGCAAACCGCTGGTCAATCAGGCATTGCTCAGGCTAGAGCAAATCAATCTGGAATAGGTAATTTATTGGGTGGGACGCTTGGCGTTCTTGGCTTGCCTGGTGTTTTAGGTGGTGAATAATGGCTAATCAGTTCGACGTTACTCCATTAGGCGGCTTCAATCTTGGTGCTGGCATCCAGCAGCTAGGGCAGACTATTGAGCGCAGACAAGAGCAAGAAGAGTTAAAGAAGAGTCGTCAAGAAATGCAAGATGCTGTTTTAGCTGCAAGAAAAGGCGATGCTGATGCGCTGGATAAGCTTTACTCGATGAATCCAGATCTAGGATTCAAGTTAGAGGGCCAGATAAAAGATTTAGAAAATCAAGGAAAGCTCAGGGCGACAACTGATGCAGCGATACGATGGGCTGGAGCTACAGATCCAGATCAAAAAATGCTCCTAAGAGAAGAATTCATGTTGTCGGATGAGATAGATTTTGGTGACGACGAAGAAAATATGACGGATGAGCAACTAGATCTCGCCACTAATCTATTTTTGCATAAACAAGGATTATCCCAGAAGGGGCCATCTATCGGCACTTACAATCCGAGAGACTACACAACCGAGTCGTT